TTTTGGGTGTTTGTATGGCTAATATCGCAGAGTACGATGCAAAAATCTACTTTTGGGGGATGGTCTTATTCGCCACAGTTAGTTTTATCGCACTCCCTGCCGTTGCCTTTATCTATCTCGATAACAAAATTCTCTCTGAGCAAATGAAGGCAGACAGAAAGAAAACTGAGCAACTGAAACAGAAACTTGAAGAACAACTGAAAGAGGTAAAGCGTGAGACTCCTACCAATCCTAATCCTGATGGCGCTAGTGGGGTGCGAGGACAGATACCGATACACCTGCCAAAACCCCGACAAGTTCAATTTACCTGAGTGCCAAAAGCCTCGGTGTTTGTTTACCCAGACTTGCCCAGAATATTTAGTTGCACCTATCTTGGAGAAGAAAATTGAACAACCCCAACAAGCCGCCTCTGAGTCCAAGTGAGATTGAGGTTAGGGTGTGGGCCTTTGTGGTCGGCATCGTGACTGTCATTCTTGCTGGAATCGTATTCTTCATGCTGTATTCGGTGACCTTCGTGACACAGCCGATTAAAAGCATGGCTCCCATCGACCAAGGTTATCTCAAGATGCTGAACGACATTGTTTTGCTGATTGTTGGTGGCATTGGTGGGGTGATGACTAAACGAGCCGTTAGCTCATCTAGCTCACCTAGTGAGCCACCAAAGGGAGAATCGCCCCCAAAGCAAAGTGACCCATCAGGTGCGTTGCCTGTATGGGTCAATCCTGAACTAGATGAGACTTGGGTTCCACCACCACCGCCAACCACTCCAGCAGACCATTTAGAGCCTGACCATGAGCGTGAGGAATTGGCACTTGCAAGGGCAGAACTGAAATGATAAATCCGTGGCTGATTATTGGCGGTATTTGTATCGTTCTCGGAACTTACAAGTATGGCACTCATACTGGTTACAAAGAGCGTGATGCTGAGATGCAAGCTGAGATTGCTCGGTTAAATGAGGAATCTCGTGCCAAAGAACAGAAACTCGCCCAAGACTTAAACAACACATCTTCACAACTGAGAGAGGCTAACGATGTTGTCACTAAAAAACAAACTGATTTGGATGCTGCCATTCGTGCTGGTCGGGTGCGGCTCAACTCCTCAAGTTGCGTACAAGCCGCCACAAGTGCCGCCTCTGCCAGCGGAAATCAAACCGAAGCAAGCGAATCTGAGCGAGAGACTCTCCGACTTATTGCTCAACTCGCAGCAGAAGGGGATAGGGCAATCAACGAACTCAACGCCTGTATCGCAGCCTACAACCAAGTAAGGGATACGATAAATGGTCAACGCTGAACAACTGGCAAAACTCCATATCGGTGCTGAATGGGTTGATGCGCTTAACGAGACTTTCCACAGGTTTAATATTGACACTAAGCGCAAACAAGCCGCCTTTATTGGTCAATGCTCACATGAGTGCGGAAACTTCAGGATTCTTGAAGAAAACCTAAACTATCGTGCCGCCACCTTAATGAAGCTGTGGCCTAAACGCTTCCCAACTCAAGAGATTGCCAACAGCTACGAAAAAAATCCTAAACGCATCGCCAACATGGTTTACAGCGGTCGTATGGGAAATCGTGACGAGGCTTCTGGCGACGGGTATCGTTTCCGAGGCCGTGGATGTATCCAATTGACAGGGCATAGCAACTATTTCCACGCAGGAAAAGCTCTCGGAGTTGACTTCGTGATGGAGCCTGACCTTGTAGCAACTCCAAAGTTTGCCGCCCTGACTGCTGGATGGTTTTGGTCAACCCACAACTGTAACGAGCTTGCAGAAAACGGAACGCCTTTAGACTCGGCTGGAGAGTCCACTTGGGCTAACCTGACCAAGAAAATCAATGGTGGGACTATTGGACAGGCTGATCGAATAAAGCATATCCGTGAGGCTCTAGCCGTTCTCTGATGCTTTCAACGGCTAGGATGTAACCCTGAATAAAGAACTCACGCTCTGTCGGGGTGCATTTTGTCCCGCCCAACATCGTCTCTAGGGCTTTCTGGGCTTGTAGGTAAGTCTGTTTTGTCTGGCTTATCATCTAAGTCCCTGCCAAATATTGCATCCCAACGGGAATTATATTCTTCCTGAGAAACGCTGATTGGGCGTGGTGCGCTGCCTTTACTCATTTGACGCACTCCAAATCGCCATGAGAGCAATAAATATCAATCCAACTATAAGAGCGCCCAAACCAAGAATCGTTACAAGAATCAAGATATTCGTCATACAACTCCCCTATGAGAATCATTCCAAAGACTAAGAAAATCATTTAGCCACCATCACTCTCTGCTGTCTACCTGACTTTCCTACCCTTGTGCCGTTTATCTGAATAAAGCCTTTGTCTAAAAGCGCCTTGTATCTTGCCGTTATCGAGGAATATGGCATAGAAGGAAACATCTCAAGAATCTGGTCGCTGATGCAACCAGCCTCGCCAAAGCCTTTAATCGCCTCATAGACGAGCTTTTCTAACCTTGATGTGTCAACCTTCTCTGCCGCCTCAAAAGAGGTTTGTGGGTCGTTTTTACGAAACAATTTACCGAAAAATGTGCCAAATTCCATGTGTCTTACTCCGTCTTAAGTTGGCTTGAATTTTCTCAAAAATCTATATCTTCGTCTTTAGGAAAGTCGTTTTTTTCCTTTGGTTGGTTCAGATAACACCAACCAGACCAACCGCCCTCAACTACTGGAACTTGGTCAATCTTGAGCATTGGCCCGTTCTTTGTCTCAATGACTGAGCCGATTCGCTGATAGCGGTTCTTTTCCTGACCTTCAGAATTTGTGTATTTGCCCACGATTGTGGAGACTTCATATTGTGTTTTAGCCATTGTTTTCTTTCAAATCATTTAGTTTGCTTACTTTTACATCCAATTCCATCAGAAACGACAGAACTTCTTTCTCCAGCATTGATATGTAATCTTCATCCCTTTGGACTCGCTTAATAAACAACTGGAGTTCTTTTGGCATCCGTGGGTCAAAACTCACGAAATCGCACCATTGTCGGTCGGTGCAAGACATTTGCCATTGCATCTGAGTGACATATTTGCCTGGCACAGTCTGCGTCAGCAAGGTATCAATATGCGTAGCTGTGTTTGGGCATTTGATTTCCACCAGACCATCATCCCCAACAATCCCATCAGGTGATGCGCCAGCCTGTTCAATGCGTGGGTGGGTAATCATGGCTACCTCATCCACTAAAACATCCATCTTTGCCTCATACGCTGCCCTAGCAAGCGGTTCGTTATCCGTACCCCATTGCATTGCGGCATTTGTGTAGGACTCTGCCACAGTTCCTGTCATGCGCTCACAGACCAATTGCGCCATGTAATTCTCACGGCTGGTTGAATATCCTGTTTTGGTCTTGGCAATCACATCAGCTACTCGGCTTGCGGTTACTTTACCCAAGCGCTGTGCGAACCATTCTGGTGTTCCCTGTTCAATCATTCTTGACCTTTCAATTTCAATCCATGTTCAGCCATGGCTTCTCTAACAAGTTGTACGCCTTTTGCGCCCAAGTTAGGAATTCTTTTTAAATCTCGTATATCCCATTTACATAACTGTTCTTTTGTATAAATATCTTCTGCTCTTAAGCAACGAAAATATCTAACTGGTAAATTTAACTCATGCAAATCAGCATTTTTATATAGTTGCTCTCGTTCTTTTTCTGCCACCCATTCCGCATGGATTCTGTCGCGATGATTTACCATTTCAATCGCTAACCGATAAGCTGTTTGAGCCAATGCAAATGGATTGGTAATTCCAAATTTTTCAACTTGTGCTGTCATTGCGTTTGTCGCAAAGTGATCTAACAATTCTTCTTTAGTCATGCCAAACTCGCTTTCTTTTCGTCTTTAGCTGCAATGATTTTCTTCTGCCAGTTGGCATCAGTCCCACAAGCCTTGTAAGCCGCTGTGTAAGCCGCCTTTAGTTCGTCAGAATCTTTTGCGTCTTGGATTGCAATCAGGTGGTCAGCCATTGCGCTTGAATCCACAGTTGTCTTTTTAGGTCTGACAGCAGCCTCACCATCGTCATCCTCTGGAGCGATACCACAAGCTGCCATGAGTGACGCTCTGCGACCATAAGTCAAAGCTGACATAAAGCCTTGTGGGTCGTTCTTTTGTGCAGGGAAGAACAAACAACCACACTCAAGCATCTCACCTGATTCGTGGACAAACACAGTCTCAACCATGATGCCGTTCTGATGGTCATAATTCTTCTGAAGCAAGAAGATGCCATTGTTATTCAATGCGTCAATCACGGCCTCAACGCAGTTTGAGAGATTTGCGTATTTGCTACGGAAGTGTGGATTAGTTGCAGTCTTGAGTGCAGGGCCAAATTCTTTTTGTGCTTTGACCAAAGCTGTTGCGATATTTTTCATTTTGTACCCCACACAAAAATGTCCAAGATAACAACAGCGAAAGCCACCAAGCTGACAGCAATCATTACTTTGTCAACGAGAGGCATTGTGTCGCTTGGGACTTCTATTGCTGCGCCATTCTCAAGTGTGGCAGGGAACGCCTCATTGAGTGTGCGTGGGAAAGTGCGGGTGGTGTCATTGATTTCCATAAGTTACTCCTTAAAAGACCTTCGGCGAAGGCATGACTAGATATTACTTGATTCCAGCTTATGTGTGACCATAAAGCCAAAAATAAATCCGATTGCTGTTGTCAAAATGCGACATTCCATTGTCCACTCAGCAGGGTTAAAGCTAACCGAGATGAATGAACCGATGAGATAGAAGAACGCAAGAGTCACAGCGAACGGGAGCAGGGTTAGGGCGATTGTCTTTATCACGGCGTTTTCTCCAACCTTTAGCGATAAACATTATCAAGAGCCTTCAAATTGAGAGTGTCAATTGCGTAATCAATCTCTCGCTGAATTGCATCGTCTTTCTGATACTTTGCGTATTGGCGCTCAAAGTCCTCGATGACGCTTTCAGAGAGAAGGTTGTAAATGCAATCTTCAGAATTGATGTAGACATTCCACAAGCTGCCTGTGTACTGTTCAAAGTGACACACGAACTTAGCGCTGGAATCGTGGTGGGTGAGGGTAAGAATATCGAACATATAGATACCTTATTCGATGAAATATTAAGACTCAAGATAAACAGAAGGGGCAACTTCAACCTGAAATTCGTTGATTGCCCAATACATTGTTTTTACAGCATCACGCTGAGATTCCAAGGATTTGTAAAGCTCAACTTGACCATTGTTGTGCGCTTGGATAAGTTCTGCGTTGATTGCGTTGTATTTTTCAACAAGCAATTGATACGCTTGGTCTAATGTTTCAAGAATTTGTGTTTCCATCTAAATGCTCCTTAAAAGACCCTCACAGCGAAGGCATGAATAAATCATAAGACAAAAACAACGCCTTGCAAAAATATTTTTAGTGTGTTGTAAAAACCAAACAGTTTTGTCGCCTTTTTGATACACAATAAATTATGTACTTCCCAAAATGCTTTCCTGACCACAAAACTTATAGAGAATGGGTGGGTTACGCCAAACAAGCGAGAGAGAATGTTTCTCCCTGCGAGGACTGTCTTGTTTCCTATGAACTCAAGATGAAATCACAGGGTAGATGCGAGAGGAATTGGTTAACAAAAAACTTAGTCATTGGCAGAAAATCATTATCCCAAGGAATGTTTGAATGAAACTCAGAAACGCTCACAAAGACCTATTAAAACGCCTGACCTATGGCCCGAAATCCACAAAGTCTTTCACTCACGGAGACTCAGGAAACAGCCAGCTTGGTGTTCACTTTCAGAGATACCTAGACGAAATGGCGCAACAGGGTCTCGTTGTTGTAATTTCGCAACACGGAGAAGATATGTGGCATATCACAGAGCATGGTCGGAAAAATCTCGATGCTCCGAAGATAGCGACAACAAGAAAAATCGTAGCTGGCACGACTGTCGGCAATTACGATGGTAGAGAATTGACTAGGACTTGTCAGCGACCTGGTGCGTATGAATTCCTAGACTATCCCTCGCTCATGGGTGATGAGCGTATTTACAGAGGTGTTTTATGAAAACTTTGATTGGAATCTCACTAGCCTTAGCTTCTTTTGTCGCACAGGCTCAAATGTCAACCCACACCTATTGGGTGAATGGTAAGGCTGTCACTTGCACCACATCGTGCTTTGGCAATGGTCAATCTTGCACAACTAACTGTTTCTGATGAGCTACGCTGACATTGAAATGAAGGTTGTGCAATGGGGAGAGAAGCGAGGAATCGTGCAAAACTCTACCCCAGAGGCACAAGCCACAAAGACTCAGGAAGAACTCAACGAGCTTATCGAGGCCATTAAATCTGGCGATAGGGCGGCTATGGCTGATGCCTACGGAGATATTCTGGTGACTTTAGTCATGGGCTGCGCCTGTGCTGACTTAGACCTTGTGGAGTGCTTCAAAGGCGCTTATGAGGAAATCAAAGACCGCAAGGGTTATCTCGGGGCTGATGGAATCTTTGTGAAAGAGGTATAATGTTTTGAAACAGGGCTAGGTCTGAAGTCATGAGCAGACCGAAAAGCGAACCTCCCGCCTGCCTGCGTTTCTTTTCTGGAGGGTTTGCGAGGATGCCTTATGGCCACAAAAGTCGATATATGGATGCCGCTATACATTGCGGATTATTTGTCTGCCACCTCACGGCTGACTACCGAACAACATGGAGCATATTTGCTTCTTCTAATGGATTATTGGAAAAATGGCGCTCCGCCTGACAATGATTCAGTTCTTGCACAAATAACGAAACTTTCACCAGATGCTTGGGCTAATGCTCGGACTATGCTTCAACCATTCTTTGAAATACAAGATGGAGCATGGTTTCAGCCTAGAGTTGAAAACGAAATGGCAAAAGCCAATCACAACAAACAGGCTAACAAAGAGCGTGGTTTAAAGGGTGCTCAGGCTAGATGGGGTAATAAAAATACTCCAAGCATAGTCCAAGCATACTCTGAGCAATGCTCGGCAGATAGCACATCACCTTCACCTTCATCTTCAAAAAATAAAAAGAAAGAGAAAGCAACTAGCGTTGCTTGTCCTGATTCTGTTGATAAACAGGTTTGGAATGATTGGATGACAGTACGCAAAGATAAAAAAGCCAAGACGCTCACCGAAACTGGATGGAATCAGTTTGTTAAGCAGGTAGAAAAAGCTGGCTGGACTATTGAGCAAGCAATTAGCCATTGTTGTTTAAAGCAATGGGTCGGTTTTGAAGCTGATTGGGTAGCCAAAAAGACTAGTTATCAGGATGTTATCCACCAGACTACCCCAACACCTGCCAACCATGACGCTGCCCTACGCAAGATTGAGGAAGATGCAAAGAAGGCTGTTAAACCAAACTCTGAGGTTCAGGCCAAGATTGCTGAACTTTTAAGGGGTAGAGCATGATTTATAAAAATGGACTTAGAACACCTGAAAAACTGCGAAGCAAAAGAATGGCTGAACCGCTACGCACAGAAGAAATCGACTCTAGGCTCAAGAAAAGCGCTTGCATGGTGGATGGGCGTATTAGAGGACTTGCGGAGAATCAGAGGCGAGTCCGCTACTTTGGATTTGAGGCAGCGCATGAACAAATTGAAAGGTCAAAAATGATTTATAAAACTTTTGAAGATTGGTCAAATGGCAGGTTTTTAGAAACAGGTGAGCATAGAAAAAAGGCATACTCAAAAGAAGAATTAGACCTAATTGAGATGGGTTGGAATTATGGGCATGATGCTGGTGTAGAGTGGCAAAAAAGACAGTTAGCATTAGATAAAAAGGCAGATAACGCAAGAGAACTTGGTTTAGATTACGAGGTGAAGTCATGATAGAAATTGAATATGTTTTGACAGTACAAGACACACCGAAAGAAGAAAACAGTTTACATTGGTACGCATTTAATTATCGTAATGCTTCAACAGAAAATGCTAATGAAATGTTTTTGGCGCTTGAAAACTATGTTAATGAACAGGTTAAAAAAAGAACTTGTGACGAACTCGGAGTCTGCCAAAAAATAAACTGTGAGGTTTGTTTATGAGATACGCCGCTAGGGTAGACGCAAACCAAGACCAGATTGTTTCTGCTTTGAGGGCGGCTGGCGCTTATGTGTGGATTATCGGATTGCCTGTGGATTTGTTGGTTGGATACAACAATAAGACTTTTTTAGTTGAGGTTAAGACAGATTCAAAGAAAAAACTGACAAAATTACAGACAGAGTTTTTTGAGAAGTGGTGCGGTGGAACTCTCTGCCGCATTGATGGCCCTGAAGCAGCTTTACGAATTATTGGAGTGGTCAAGTGAGATACGAATTAAGAACACCAGAACAAGCAACATCTCTGATGCAGTCTCTTTGGCCTAAAGTCAAAGAAGCTATCAAAGGCGGTAAACAGTTATCGCTTGAGATTAAGCCTATCAACAAAAGCCGTGAGCAAGAAGAAAAGTATCACGCAATGATTGGCGAGATAGCAAAGCAAGCACAACACTTAGGCGCTAAGTGGATTGCTGAAGATTGGAAACGACTGTTGGTAGACCAATTTTGCAAAGATACAGGATTGACAGGAAGCAAAGTAATTCCAAATCTTTCTGGTGATGGAATCGTGCAACTTGGCTTTCAAACCCGCAACTTCACAAAAGAACAAGCAAGCGAGTTTGTTGAATGGCTACATTCTTGGGGTGCAAATAACGGAATCACTTTTACGGAGAAAACATGAGCGATATTCAATATTTCATTTTCGGTGCTTTGTTTGTTTTGATTTTCAAAATCTTAGCTGCCGCAACAGAAATTCTCATCAAGCACATTGAAAAATACAAATGAAGTTTGTCACGAAAGTAAATCGCAATACTGGCATGAATCCTATTGCCAGAGCGATTGCCAAGCAGAAACTCAAAGAATCAATAACAAGCCACAGAATCTCAATATTCCTTTTAGACGATGGTGAAGATGCCTCAAGCGAGATGGTCGCTACTTCCCTTCCCGTCTATGCAATGATGACTTGTTTAGAAGAACTCAAGCAGACAGACTCAGTTGAATATAGAAAGTTAAAAAGTGCAGGACACATTCTTTTACGATGCTCAGAATCAGGATTCAAGTGGAAACGAGAGTACACAATCACAATCGACAACGCCCTCGAAATCTGTCAAGAACAATGGACAAGAATCCCACCACAAACCCTCAACCGAGCGATTAATGCCCTCACTTCAGCGCCTGTTAAGCAGAACTGAAGAAGATGGAGACTGCCTGATTTGGAAATCCACCCTGAACCACAACGGCTATCCGACCATTCGGTTTTCGCAAAAGACTTGGAATGTCAGAACAGTTATCGGGATTCACTACGGAAAGTCAAAGCGCAAAGGGGATGTTTACACCACAATCTGCAAAAACAAACTCTGCTTGGCTGAAGGACACATGAGGGCGGTTAGCCGAAAGGTCTTAGCCGAGAAAATGGACAAGTCTTATGCCTCAAATCCTGTGAGGGCGGCAAAGATTTCAGAAAGCAGCCGTAAACGGGGCAAATTGAGCGTAGAGAAGGCTAATTTAATTCGGTTAAGCCCTGACACCCAGAAAGCACTTGCAGAGCGCTATGGGGTCTCTAAACGGGTCGTGTGGGAGATAAAGCGTGGAATTAGGTGGAAAGACTACAAATCTAACTTTTGGGGTGGTTTATGACAAAAGATGACATTATCCGTTTTGCAATTAAATGCAAACTTGTAAACACAAATAATCGTGATGGCATTTACATGGATGCGCTTATAGACTTTGCCAAACTGGTAGCAGAGCGTGAGCGTGAAGAATGTGCAAGGCTTTGTGAAGAAGAACGAATAAATGCTGTTCATTATTCCGCAACAACTCAATCAAACTGGTTAGCTAGAAAGATAAGAGCAAAATGATTCATTATCATGGTATGCCAATAACTCCTGCCACAGCCGCCGCCAAAGCCGTTGATGCTGGTCATTCGTTTGTGTCGTTTGCCCATCCTGACCAACTTTCTATTGCAATTGAACTTTGTCAGTCGTTTGCAATTGATAATGGTGCGTTCTCAGCTTGGAAAAGTGGGAATCCAGTAAAAGATTGGGATGCTTTTTACGATTGGGCGCTTAATCTTAAAAAAGTACCATCCTGCGACTTTGCGGTGATTCCTGATGTGATTGACGGAACAGAAGCAGACAATGATGCTTTGCTTAAAGATTGCCCACTTCCTGAATGGTTTGGCGCACCTGTCTGGCATATGCACGAAAGTTTAGAGCGCTTAGAGCAGTTGGCGAACACTTATGTCAGGGTTTGCATTGGCAGTTCTGGTGAGTTTGCAACAGTCGGAAGCCAGGCGTGGTGGTCAAGAATAGGGCAAGCCATGAGGATTTTGTGCGATGAGATGGGTAGACCAATGTGCAAACTTCATGGTTTGAGGATGCTTGACCCTGCTATTTTTACTAAATTGCCATTTGCATCTGCTGACAGCACAAATATTGGTCGAAACATAGGAATAGATAACAATTGGAAGGTTGGCAACTATTTGCCGCCAACAAAAGAAATGAGGGCTGCCGTAATGCGCTCAAGAATTGAATCTCACAATGCCCCTGCTGTTTGGGGTTTCCATCAAGTTGAACAAGGACTTTTACTGTGATTTATCCAATTATTTACATTTTTGCATTGGTGGCTGCTAACCTTTTGGTTGCCACGATTGGCCCGTGGTTTAGCGTAGTAAATTCTTTTGTTTTGATTGGTTTAGACCTGACGCTTAGAGACAAACTACACGACAAATGGAATGGAAATCCAATAAAGATTGGTGGATTGATTGTGATTGCTGGCGCTGTCAGCTACTTGTTAAATCCTGCGTCTGGTCAGATTGCAATTGCTAGTGTGGTTGCTTTTACTTTGTCAATGGTTGCTGATTCCTTTGTTTACCAAAAACTAAAAGAAAAATCTTGGGAAAAACGCACAACAGGCTCAAACTTGGCTGGAGCTGCTGTGGATTCTTTGACTTTCCCGACAATCGCTTTTGGTGGTCTGATGCCTGAAATCGTTGCAATGCAATTTGCGTCTAAAGTAATTGGCGGTTTTATTTGGTCTAAGTTGATTAAAAAATGATACCTAAGTTCAAATATTTCCGTTCAAAGAAGCATTTAAAGAATGTTGCGTCTTTGGCCTGTCAGCATTGCGGACTAGAAGGCTCAACCCAAGCGGCTCACTCTAATCGTCTGATACATGGTAAAGGCCGAGGCGTGAAGGCAAGCGATGAGTACACAGCGGCTTTGTGTATCCGATGCCACTTTATCCTTGACCAAGGTTCAAAACTCACAAAAGAGGAACGGATAGATATGTGGGAAAAAGCCCACAGAAAGACGATTGAGAGATTGATAGAGCTTGATTTGTGGCCTGATGAGGTTAAAATTTAAGCGTTGAAACGACTATGTTGTAGAAACAGTTGGTGGGTAGTTGGCGCTACCCCCAACACGCATGGGGATTGGGAATTAGGCAGAGACACGAGTTGAATCGTGACTTTGACGCATCTCACCAGAGGATGTTTGCCGAATATTCTGGTTTTACAGTCCTTATCCGTGTTGGGAATCTGAGCAGTTGCCAACATTTAGGCGGTTTACGGACTGCCTCTTTTTTTGTAGAATGGGATAAAACCCTGAAAGGCTTATATGGCTGGACTCTTGGCCCCTGCTGCCGAAATTAAAATTGAGATTGAAGAAATCGAGGCAGAAAAGCCCGTTATCGAAGGTCTGACTACCGAATCAAACGCAAAAACCCGTGACACATTGGTTGAGACACAGATGCTCGGCCCTGTCAAGGTTGACGCTCCAAACTCAGAGTTCTGGCGTGGTTTGGCGAATGTATGGCGCATTTCCCCTGACCAAGCAAAGCGCCGCCTGTGCGCTAACTGCGAGTATTTCGATGACCAACCAGACACTTTAGAGGCGATGGAAGTCGTGCCTCAAGACGAGTTTGATGCTGATGGTGGTGGTCGTGGTTACTGCCATAAATTTGAGTTCATTTGCCATAATCTACGAGTCTGCAAGGCTTGGGAAAAGGCTCCCGTTATGAAAGAGGCTGAATATGATGATGAGTAAATCTCAAAAGAAAATCGGCAAAGTCATGGGTGAATACAAATCTGGCAAACTGAAATCATCTTCAGGCCAGAAAGTAAGCAACCCAAAACAAGCTATTGCCATCGCCATGTCAGAGGCTAAGATGCCGATGCGTGGTCAGCGCACAGCTAAGAACAAGGCTAAAAAATGAAGGGTCTCTATGCCAACATCGCTGCGAAGCGTGAGCGTATTGAGAAACAGAAAGCCGCAGGTAAGACACCTGAACGGATGAGAAAGCCTGGCACAAAGGGCGCTCCCACGGCTAAAGCCTTCAAAGAAGCTGCAAAAACCGCCAAAAAGTGATTTCTAAAAAACTTCACTTTGTCTGGATTGGTGACGAAACCAAGCGCCCAGACCATTGCATAAACACTTGGAAAACCCTCAATCCTGACTACGAGGTCAAGATTTGGGGGAACGATGCCCTCAGAGGGAACAAGTGGTTCAATGCCAAGCACATTCAAGAAAGCCGAGAACTCTGCGGAGTGGCTGACTTGATGCGGTACGAAATCCTATATAACGAAGGTGGAATCACGCTAGACGCTGATTCTGTCTGCCTTTCTCCTTTAGAAGATTGGTTACTAAAGCCTGATGCTTTTGCCCATTGGGAGCAGGAAACCCGTAGACCTGGCCTAATAAATGTCAGCGTAATGGGGTCTGTTCCTGAAAATCCGTTCTTTGGTGAGTGTATTGAGCGCCTCAGAAAGAAAGAAACCCTAAAAGATAGGGCATGGATTGAGACAGGGCCGATGCACATAACTGAGGTCTATCACGAGACCGAATATCCCCTGACAATCTACCCTTCCCACTATTTCACCAGAGACCATTTTTCTGGTTACAGGTATGAGGGAAATGGGCATTGTTTCGCTACCCAATTTTGGGGTTCAACTAGAGGTTATGAAAGGCAAGAAGAATGGAAGATTTAATTGAAAATCGTGATGGCTGGTGGTGGCCCAAGTCTGATGTTGAGGCTTGGAAGTGGATTCCTGTTGAGATGCAAGCTATCCCTGATTTGGTTAAATGGGTTCCGCACCGAGGTCTGGTGATTCACGCTGGTGGAAACTGTGGGGTTTGGTCAAAGATTTACGCCGAACTTTTTTCCAAGGTGGTGACTTTTGAGCCTGACGATGTTAACTTTGAGTGCTTTAAGCGAAATGTCAGCAATGAGAATGTAGAGATTTACAAAGCTGGACTCTCTGACAAAGAGGGTTTTTGTAAGATGGTTGAGGGAGATGGCGGGGCTAATGCTGGTGCGCTCCAGATTGAGGAAACCCAAGAGGGTATCCCGATGATGACCATTGACAGCCTGAATCTAAGTCCTGACCTAATCCAGTTGGATGTGGAAGGCTTTGAGGAAAACGCACTCAGGGGGGCAAGAAATACGATTATGCGTAGCCGCCCGATTATCATTATTGAGCAGAAGAAACTAGCCAAAAATGGCATGAATGACGCCGAAATCGCTATAATGATTCAACGAATGGGCTACTTTTTCGCTGAGAGAGTGTGGTCTGATAATGTCTTTATCCCTGTTGAGAAACTAGCATGAAGCGAGGAAACGAATCATTCTCTGGTTACAACAAACCCAAGAGAACACCTAATCACCCAACCAAGAGCCATGCGGTTCTTGCGAAGGAAGGTGAGACTGTTAGATTGATTCGATTTGGACAGCAAGGCGTGACAGGTAGCCCACCAAAGAAAGGCGAAAGCGAGGCTGATAAAGCCCGTAGAAAGTCTTTCAAGGCTAGACACGCCGACAACATCGCCAAGGGTAAGATGAGCGCAGCATTTTGGGCAGATAAAGTTAAGTGGTAGAATAAAGTTTTAAACCAACGAGCCGAGAGGAATTGGTAAATGGATAGAAAACTAGTGTGGCGCAAAGTCACAGATTTGATTCCTTACGCAAGGAATTCACGCACACATTCTGACGAACAAGTTGCTCAGATAGCTGCAAGCATAAAAGAGTTTGGCTGGACTAACCCAATCCTTACCGATGGGGATAATGGCATTATTGCTGGCCACGGAAGGTTAGCCGCTGCCAGAAAGTTAGGGCATGAAGAAGTCCCAACGATTGAGTTGGTCGGGCTGACAGAAACCCAAAAGAAGGCTTACATCATTGCCGACAACCGCCTGGCGCTTAACGCAGGGTGGGACAATGAAATGCTCACGATTGAGTTGAACGACCTGATGGCAGACGGGTTTGCTTTAGAAATCCTTGGATTTGACCCAAAAGAGCTAAACGCCCTGCTTGAGCCTGAAGTGGTGGAAGGCTTGACCGATGAGGATGCCGTTCCTGATGTTCCTGAAGAACCAAAGACCAAATTGGGGGATATTTACCAACTTGGTAACCACCGCCTGATGTGCGGAGACTCCACAAGCATTGACGCTATTGACAAGCTAATGAAAGGCCAAAAGGCCGATTTAGTTTTAACAGACCCACCATATTCAATTGAAACTCAGGGCGGGTTCAAAGGTGAAATAGGCAAAAGTCTAAGAAAACAAGCAAGTTCAATAGAGTTTATTGCTAATTTTGAGCCAGCAGAGTTCTTAAACACTTTGCCATTAGTGTTTCAATCAAACAAATTCAACGCCTATATTTTTTGCAATAAAGATTTGTTGCCAGATTATTTGGTATGGGCAAGAGACAACAAAATATCGTTCAATGTGTTAATTTGGAAAAAGCCCAATGCCATTCCAATTGGTGACAGTCATAGGCCAGACATTGAATATTTGTTGTTGTTTAGAAAGTCAGCAATCTGGAACAATGGCATAAAAGGCGTAAATTATTCAAGATGCTTGGAATATGGTCGAGAAAAAGGCTTGCATCCAACAATGAAGCCAGTTGCATTGCTTGAGAATGAAATTTATATTTCCTCAAACACACAAAGCATTGTTCTTGATTTCTTTGGTGGAAGTGGCAGCACACTTATTGCTTGCGAGAAAACAAACCGCCATGCTAGACTGATTGAATTAGACCCCAAATACTGCGATGTAATCGTCAAGCGTTGGGAAGATTTCACGGGTAAAAAAGCCGAATTGATTACATTTTCGGAGTTAGAAAATGCCTAAAAAGATGGGGAGACCAGCCCATAAGGTCACAGATGCCAACAAAGTGCTATGCCGAACACTCTCGGCAGTTGGAATCCCGCACGAAGATATAGCCATGAAGATAGGGATTAGCGCAGACACCTTGGTTAAGCACTACAAAGAGGACTTAGACAACGGCAGGATTGACGCTAACGCCAGCATTGGGCAAACGCTATTCCAACAGGCTAAGAACGGGAACACCGCAGCGGCAATCTTTTGGTTAAAGACTCGGGCAAGGTGGAAAGAAACCCAAACCCATGAGATTACTGGCGCTGAAGGTGGGGCGATTAAAGTCCAATGGGCACAATAACCATCCCGTATGCGCCTCGGGAACACCAGTTAAAGGTGCATGAATTACTGGAAAAACAGCGATTTTCGGTCGTTGTGGCTCATAGACGCTTTGGTAAAACTGTTGCGGCTTTGAACCACATCATTAAATCGGCTATCCTGAACGAAAAGGAAAACCCTAGATATGCTTATATTGCCCCAACCTACGGACAAGCCAAGCGGGTTGCTTGGGATTATCTTCTCAAATACACAATCCCACTCGGAGCAACCCCAAACATTGCTGAACTACGGATTGACTTCTGGGGAAGGCGAATCCAACTCTACGGCTCAGACAATCCAGACAGCTTGCGAGGTCAATACTTTGACGGGTGTTGCCTAGACGAGATTGGCGACCAAAACCCCGTAATCTGGACAGATATTATCCGACCCGCCTTGTCTGACCGCATGGGGTGGTGTTTGTTTATCGGAACACCGAAGGGACACAATCATTTCAAAGACCTGAGAGACAGGGCAGAAACAGAGGATGGTTGGGGACTTCTGGAGTTCAAGGCTAGTCAAACAGGCGTGATTGCCCAGACAGAATTAGACGCTGCCAAGTCCGAGATGGGAGAAGATAAGTATCTCCAAGAGTTTGAGTGTTCGTTTAACGCCGCCGTAGAGGGGTCTTATTACGGACAGATACTGAACGACCTAGAGACAAAGAATCACATTCAGGAAATCCCAAGGGATGACCTGTGCCGTACGATTACCGCATGGGATTTGGGTATGGGTGACTCAACGGCTATCTGGGTGGCGCAAATAGCTGGTTCAGAGATTCGATTAGTTGACTACTACGAAAACAACGGGGTTGGTCTGGATAAATATGTTTCTTGGTTGCGGGATAACAATTGGGCGAGTGCCGAGCATATCCTTCCCCATGATGTGCAGGTCAGGGAATTAGGGTCTGGAAAGAGCCGTTTAGAGGTTCTTCAGGAAGCAGGGTTAAATGTCCGCATCGCCTCAAGGATGAGCGTAGATGACGGGATTCAGGCTGTTCGCCGCCTTCTACCGAGGTGTTGGTTCAATGTCCCTGCTGTGAAACAAGGACTTGACTGCCTGAGAAACTACCGCCGAGAGTTTGACGAAAAGAGAAAAGTCTTTTACGACCGACCTTTGCACGATTGGTCAAGCCACGGCTCTGATGCTTTCCGCTATCTTGCGATTGGACTCGATGAGGGTTCTTCATGGGGTAAATCTATCAACCAACCACCGAAATGGGTAATCTGATGTATTTCTTAAAACAAGGCGATATTGCTGACGCAAAGAAAATAGCCCGAATGGAGCAAACCATTCTTGAGCTTGAAAAGCGGATTGAAATGCTTGAAAATGTGGCGAAACCGCTACAATCGGAGCAACGCCCACGGATGGGCAGACCGC